GTTACTACCCCGACTGGCGACGCCTGCTGAACGAAGCGCAGCGCCACTCTGCAAGTGGTTCCCTTGACTCTGCAGTGCTCTGTGATATTGCCGATGTGAATATCGACCAGCTCATGCGAGCGATGAAGGGTAAGGAATATAATGTGGTTCGTCAGTGGGTTGTAGATAATATGGATAGTGATCCTAACACTATCATTCGCAAGATCTATAATGCTTTGAACGAAGTTTTGGAAGGTCAGTCTATTCCTCCTGCTGTTCTGGTGCTTGCTAAGTATCAATATCAGATTGCGTTCGTAGCTGATCAAGAGATTAATCTTCTCGCTTGTTTAACTGAAATCATGGTGGAGTGTAAGTTTAAATGAAATCCCTGAAAACCCCTCTTCGTTATCCTGGTGGCAAATCTCGTGCCATCAAATATCTTCTTCCTAAGTTCCCAAAAGACATTACAGAATATCGTGAACCATTTCTAGGTGGTGGTAGTGTCGCTATTGCGTTCACCAAAGAATACCCAGACATTCCTGTGTGGGTGAACGATCTTTACAATCCTCTGTATACTTTCTGGTGTATTCTACGTGATCGACCAGAAGAACTTTACGAGATTCTGAAGGATGCTAAAGAAGAACATAGCACACCTGATAGTGCTCGTGAACTTTTCAATCAAATGAAAATTGAACTAAACCATGAAGAAAGTGAAGATATCTACAGAGCTGCTGCTTTTTATATTATTAATAAGTGTAGTTTCTCTGGGCTTACTGAATCTTCCTCCTTCTCCCCCCAAGCGAGTGTGTCTAACTTTTCCATGCGAGGCATTGAGAACCTACCCAAGTATTCGGAACTGATTCAAAATTGGAAGATCACTAATTATAATTACTGGGAGATGATGATGACATCTGCTCCTGTAGGAACATTCTGGTTCCTTGATCCTCCCTACGATATCAAAGATAATCTGTATGGTAAGAAAGGAGAACTTCATAAAGGATTCAACCACGAAGAGTTTCATGGTTGGATGACACAGGGTAATGTTAAAGACAAGTGGATGATTACATATAATACAAATCCTACTCTCATGGAGTGGTATGATGGTTATTATCAAACCAAATGGGATCTAACTTATACGATGCGTTCTGTAGGTGACTACATGAATGAACAAAAAGACCGAGCAGAACTTTTGATTACTAACTATGACGAAACCAACCCTGAGCGAGTATTTAACATCTATCAATCAAACCAAGAAGTCGGTAGTTATTGATGAAGAATCTGAAAAAGCATATCCACCTTTCATTGTAAACAAGTGTCTATCTGCTTTTCACGATACAGTTCTCTTTGCCAACGAGATGAACATGCATCCCCACTTGGATAAGAAGATGCAATATGACTTTTTTATAAATAGTATCAACCCTCGTAAGAGGTTTTCGCCATGGGCGAAAAAATCTCAAGTAGAATACCTTGATGCGATTAAGGAGTATTATAGTTATAATGACGATAAAGCTCTACAAGCATTGAGAATATTATCTAAAGATCAACTTGAACACATTAAACAACTTGTAGACAAAGGTGGAAAACGATGACTCCTGATATCGAAGTAGAATGGAAGCAAGCTGATATGGTTGAGGTTACTCTCAATGAACCTGATGATTTCCTCAAAGTTCGTGAGACCCTAACTCGTATCGGTGTAGCATCCCGTAAAGAAAAGAAAATCTATCAATCTTGCCATATCCTTCACAAGCAAGGCAAGTATTATATCGTTCACTTCAAGGAGCTGTTTGCCCTTGATGGAAAGAATACAAATCTTTCAGTGAATGATGTTCAGCGTAGGAACAGAATCATCCAACTCCTTAGCGACTGGGGATTAATTACTGTTGTGAAAGCAGATGCTATTGCAGATGTTGCACCGTTGAATCAAATCAAGGTTCTTGCTTTCAAAGAGAAAGATGAATGGACGCTTGAAAGTAAATATAACATCGGTCGTAAGAAGACCGAAGTAACCGAATAATTTTGTAGGGAGTTCCACACTCCCTTTTTTAATGCTTTCTGATATATAATATTAAGAGATGCCTTCGGGGTCTCATTTAAAAACTCGCTTATTCAAGGAGCAAATAAATGACAAACACATACACTTGGGATGTCTATACTCCCTTTAACGTAGGATTGGAAAGCATTTTTAACAGACTAGATGCGATGTCTGGTCATAACACAAACTATCCTCCCTACAATATCATCAAAAATGATAACGCTAACTACGAAATTGAAGTCGCTCTTGCTGGATTTAAACCAGAAGAGATCGAGGTCTCTACTGAACAAAACATTCTCAGAGTTGCCTCTAAGGTTGAGAAACGAGATTCTGAAAGAACATACATTCACAAAGGTCTCTCCAAGCGCACATTCTCCCACAGCTGGCAACTCGCAGATGATGTCAGAGTATCCTCTGTAGATTTTGAGGATGGTCTATTAACAATCTCATTGGAGAAGATTATCCCAGAGCATCAGAAGAAAACAACTTATACGATTGGAGCAGGGAAGCAAGAGCTTCTTACTGAAGGATAAATAGGCGAGGGGCAACCCAAATATCGTCGGCGCTACGGGGGTAACTGGCAAATTCCAGTTGACACCCCCTCTTTTTTATGCTACAATAATTTTAAATTGGAGGATAGTATGATCCCAAGAGTTATGATTTTACAATCTGGCGAACGAATTATCGCTGGAGTATCTGAAGTTACTGATGAAAATGGTCAGGGACTTTGCCTTCTACTTCGTTGCCCATATATTTTAGATATGGCACCAACTGGAGAATACAATGCAGAAGGAAATCCATCGCAGTTTTCTATTAACTTTACGAAGTGGTTTGCTTATTCTACTTCAGATGAATTCAGAGTTCCTTATGCAAGTGTGGTTGCCATTGGTGAACCTGAAGAAGGAATTCTTGATGTTTACATGAAACGATTTGGAGATAAATTTAATGACAACGACGCCGTACCAACCAGTGATTCAAGTGATAATGTTGAAGAATCAGGAGTATCTGATAGCGGAAATCGAAGAAAGGGAAGAAAGTCCAGAGTGTCTGCTGACGAATCCATACAGGATAACTGATCTTACCTACTGGGATTATTCTAATATGAATACAACACATGTCCCAACAGAGAACGCAGTGTTTGTTAGTAGCAGTGTAGAAAAAGAAAAGGGGAAAGATGGAGAAGATGTTATTGTCACTCAAAGTGATTATATTCTCCTTGAAAAATTTCCTAAGTATACTACACAATCTCAAATGTATCTCAGGTCAGATGATATCCTGACCATTTGCGATCCTGGTCATCTTGTGCTAGAATGCTACCAGAAGACCGTAGGTTGACGCATGAAGTTTTATACGAACATTGAACAGGCGGGGAATCGCATCCTCGTTCGTGGTTATGAAAATGGTGAGCGTGTCCAGTATCGTGTAAACTACAATCCGAAACTTTATGTGCTGAGTAATAAGCAAACGGATCATAAGAGCCTTGATGGGCGTTACCTCAAAGAGGTGCGCCCTGGTTCTATTAATGATTGTCGTCAGTTTATTGATCAGTATGCTGGTGTTGAAGGATTTGAAATTCATGGAAATACTCGATACTTGTATCAGTATATCGATGAAGCATATCCAGATAAGGAGATTGGTTTTGATTCATCTTTGATTCGCACATTCACTTTGGATATTGAAACTGGAGCAGAGAATGGTTTTCCTGATGTAGAAACAGCAGATCAAGAGATTCTGCTTATTTCTATTCGTGATTCTTTTACGAATCGTATCATTGTTTGGGGGTCAAAGAGTTTTCAAAATGAAGATAAACAGGTTGACTACATTCATTGTAATGACGAAATCAAACTGCTTTCTTGTTTTCTCAAATGGTGGCAAGAAAATACTCCAGATGTAATCACTGGTTGGAATGTGCAGTTGTTCGATATTCCATATATCTGCAATCGCATGAATCGTATTCTTGGCGATGAGCATACAAAACTTCTTTCGCCATGGAAATTAATTTCCAGTCGTGAGATTTATATCAAGGGTCGTAAGCAGATTGCTTATGATATTCCTGGTATCGCTTGTCTCGACTATCTGGAACTCTACAAGAAGTTCACATACACCAACCAAGAATCATATCGTCTCGACCATATCTGTTCTGTAGAACTTGACGCCAAGAAACTCGACCACTCTGAGTTTGATACCTTCAAGGAGTTCTACACAAAAGATTGGAACAAGTTCGTGCTGTATAACATTCATGACGTTCGCCTTGTTGACCAACTGGAAGACAAGATGAAGCTGCTTGAGTTGGCATTCACTATGGCATACGACGCCAAAGTAAACTATGAAGATGTTTACTCTCAGGTGCGTATGTGGGATAACATCATCTTCATCT